ATGCTGCAGTATGTATTGCTTCGTGGTCTAAGATAAAGTCAACATAATCTTCAAAATTTTCTATTTGGTCCTGGTCAATTCCTTTTCTACCAATGCCATATTTTGTTTTTTGTTGAGGTCCTATTACGCCTATAGTTTTTTGTATTTCATCTCTATCAATTACAATGGCTATATTTTCACCATCGTCAAATCTGTTAAATGTTCTTCCTGCAATAGCGTTATCTTTATTAAATATGTCAGGTCTTTTAATTTTTTTAGTTACAACTTTTCCATTTTCTTTAAAAAAGTTTGCTTTAGTCTTTCCGCCTTTTCTTGCTAAATCATCTAGTTCAGCTATGGTAAAAACATCATCTACAAGAACATTATCTCCAACATCTACATATCTAAGTCCTTTTATTCTGTCGCCTTCTTTTATTCTAACTTTTTGAAATATATCAGCTCCTGTGCTTCTAGCTGACATCCACCCATTCATTTTGTTAGCATTAGCAAACTGTAAACCTTTTTTTGTAAGTCTTCCTGCCCAAGCTCCTACTAAGTTTGCAGGGTCAAGACCTAGGGTTACCACACCATCTATAAGGCCTGATACTTTCCTATATCTTTCAGTTCCTGGTTCTGCAAAGTTCATTGCCATTACACGACCAGGGCTAATAACTTGACCTCTATAAGTATTACCTTCTACTCTTTCACGTTCTAATGTAGTAATAGGTGTACCTAGTTGTTCTTGTATAACAGCTTCAATAGCTTGTAATTGTGACGGGTCTTTTATTGTAGATGCTATTTGTCGGTAAACTTCTGTATCCCTAGCTAAAGTAGAATTACCAAAGTATCCGCTACCTAGGTTTACTTTCTCACCTTTTGCAAATGCACGTATTGCTTCACCTGCAACTGTAGGGCCTAACTGTGCTTTAGCAGCTTGGTATCTATCTTGAAAGTCATCATCACCAGTTAAAACGCCAACAATATTATCACCTTTACCAGGAGCTACAAAGTTAAGTAATGTTGTTAATGTAGCCCATTGTGGTGACAATCCACCGTCTATAGCAGCTCTAGCTGTAGCTTGAAATGGTCTTTTAATTAATGCTTCTGCTAATGAATCTAATCCTACAAACAATCCACGTACTGTACCTCTACCTACAGCTTTAACTTTTTCAAATATCTTATTTGAATTTTCTTGGTCTATTTCAATTTGTCTTTGTACTAACGCAGATATTTCAGGAGATTCTTCTGTAAATCCTAGTAAAGCACTACCCAGTAATACATCGCGTGGCAGTATATTACCAAACTTATTAACGATATTTTCTAAGTTAATACCTACTTCAGGTTTTTGTTCAATCTGTGATTTGACTGCATTATATTGATTTTCTTTAGCTCTTTGTTCTTCAAGCCTTGCAAGTTCTAAATCAGGTGGTTCGTAGCCGTATAGTGCCATTATCTTATCAACGCACTTGCTTCTTCGCTACCTCCCAGTAATTCATTAATTGAAGCTAGTATTGCATTAGTCCTGTCAATATTTGCAGGATTGTTAGGCATATACCCTTCAACTTCAGGTAGTTCATCTACAGGATTAACTGCACTTTCTGTTGGTCTAAAAGCACTAGGTGGTGGTGCTGTTGGCATACCTCCTGTTTCTTGCACTGGTTCTGTGCTAACTACAGGTGTATTGTCTAAATTAATAGGTCCGCCACGTAACATACTTTCACGTTCTGCTGAACCTTCACCTCTTTGTGCATCAATATTAAATGCACCTTTATTAGTACCTCGTGTCATTGTCCTCCTCTACCCATATCATTTGTAATCTTCCATAGCCTGGAACATACATAATTGTTAAACCGTCCATTGTAGCCCATTCTGTTTCAGGTTGTTCTTCTATTTGGTCGTTTAAATATAATTCAGCAACTTCTAGTTTATCTATGTTCCAATCTTCTCCCATAATAACTTGATGAAATTTACTATTTACTCTGTCAAAATCTTCAGGCATTACGCTCCTCCTTGTAATAAACTCATTACATCTTGAGGTGTAGGTGGTTGACCACCTTCTTGTGGAGCAGGGCCTTGTCCACCCATTTGAGCCATTAGAGCTTCTGCTTGACTTGGTTGTGGGTCTTCTGCTGTAAAAAACTTTTTAAGTATTTGACCAATAGAATTAGGTTTGTTATATATTTCTACTAATGCCATTTGTGCTTTAGCATCGTTTTGACTAGCACGTGCTAATAAAGAATCAAACATAACTTGTTCTGCTTTATCTTTAGTTATACGTTCATTAATAGATTGTAAATCATCTAAACCATCCATTTCACGTTGCATAGTTTCTTTGTCAATAATACCTGCTTGTAATAACTGTAAACCTGTAATTACTTTACCTGCTTCATCAAAAGTAGCCATAGCTCCATACTTACGTCTTGTAAGATAGTTGCCATCAATATCTGTAGATGGTGTGTAGTTCTCTGCAAATGCTGAACCACGTAATGTACCTACTAATGGTTTACGTTTATTTAAAGATAACTCATCAAGTTCTAATCTTTTGTAATCTATTTCTTGTATAGCGTTTTGTAATACTTTATGGTATTCATTAACCATTGCACCAATACCTGCTTGTAGTTCTTCTAAACCTCTACCAGTAACAAAACTGTTAGGTGATATAGAATCATCTTGTACTGGATAACCTGCAACAGTTCTTAAGTGTCTTTCAATTCTTGATACTGATTCAAATAACTGATATGGCAAATTGTTTACAGGTTTTATAACTTGTGACCCTGGTGATAAATAGTTAATAGAGTTTCTACCT